AAAACATTTTTTTCTGGTAAAAATAATTCAAAAAATGGTCTAACATCAGATGATGTAATAACTCTTTTAAATACTTTTGTTACACCATTAATTACAGGTTCTCTTTTTGTTAAAGTATAGTTAATTATATTACTATTTAATGAATTTGGTATAATTGTTCTATTTTTATTCCCTTGTGCATCATAGTCAGATGAAAAATCAATATCATTAATTGTTTCAAATATAACCCCATTACCCAAAACTTGTGCCCCTCTCTGAAGAATGCCAGCAAATCCAACATCAGGTTTATCTCCTGATACTGGAACTGTTATAGAAAAATCACATAAAGTTAAAGATGGTCTCTGCCCCGGTAATTTTAATCCATATGTTCTTGCTATATTATATATTGATGATTTCTGTTGTGCATATTGTAAAACAGTTTCTTGCAAACTTCTATCAATATGATAATGCAAATTATCAGCAACTGCTGCATTTAAATCAAGGAATACTGAAAATATTGATGCATCATTGAAATCATTTATTAAATCAGGATAATATGTTTTAACATAATTTAATAATTCTGATCTTATTCCTTGAAAATCTCTTACTCCATATGAAATTTGTCTATCTGCCATATTATATATTTATAACCACAAAATCACTCCCAGCAAACGCATTTGTGTTTGATGTGAATTCAATTTTTATTTTTGCTGTATTTTGATAAGTACCATTGCCTGGTGACCTATATATCTTATCAGATGGCTTCAAACCAAAATCATCAACATTTAATTTTGATGTATTAACCTCTTCACTAATATCCAAAGGTTCAATAACAATATTTATTATAGTCAAATTTGGTATGTATTTGGCAACTGAATCTCTAATGTCAGCTTCAATTATATCAAATGAAACAATATCCAGAGGTTCAAATAAAAATTCATACAATCTTGTTCCAAAATCTGGCAAATAATATCTACTACCCTTTCTTGTTAATAACAAATGCAATAGTGATGCTCTTATTTCATCGCCAATATATTCTGTCATTTTTAAAGCATCACCCCTTAATGATGTATCAAAAGGAAAATCAACCCCATATGTAAAACCTTCAGCCATTATATTACATTTATATATAAATATACATTTTTAATAAATTTGAAATACATTTTAATTTATTGTATATTTATATAAAAAAAATTATGAAAAAAATAAGATTAACAGAAGCTGGTTTAAATAAACTAGTTAAAAAGATTGTTGAACACAAAGAAAGTGAAGGTCTTTTTATGGACTATCATAGTGCTAGTAAAGCATCAACTGGCAAAGAAGGAATGGCTAAAATGCAAAAAATTATGGACAAATTAGAAAGAATGAAATCCAGATTTGAATCATCTAACTTTACATTTAGTAAAGATGATGTATTAAAACTTGAACTTATTGATGGCTTACTAGTTGGAAAAAATTTTGATACCGTTATTGACACTTACAAAGAAAAAAAGGCTTCTTTGGATTCTGATTATGAGTTCTAAAAAAAGAAAAACCCCCAATTCTAAATTAATAGGTTGGGGGTTTTTTATTTAACAAATTGAATCTATGATTCACAACTCACACACTCATTAATATTTCTTGCAAATGATTGTGCTGAACTCTGGCTAAACTGATAGTAAAGTGTCTTAACACCCTCTTCATGTGCATATAGATATAATTGATTAATATCCTTTGCTGGAACTGATGGGTGTATCATCAAATTTAATGACTGTGATTGGTCAATAAATTTTTGCCTCTGTGCTGCTTGTAATATCAATTCTTTTGGTGATATTTCAATAAATGATTTAAACACCTCTTTGGTTGGGAAATCCAAATGCTGAACTGATCCATCTTTCTTTAAAATACTTTCCCAGGTTTCTGGCGTATTTAAACCATACTTTTCCAATTCAATTTCCAAAAATGGATTCTTATAAATTGTTTTTGATTTTGCCAAATCTTTAATAAAATAATTTGATTTGATTGGCTCAATACCCATACTTACTTGTCCTAGAATAAATGAACTTGACTTGGTTGGGGCAATAGCAACTAATGTTGTATTGGCATAACCCTCTCTTAAACATCTATAACCCTTCTCTTCATATAAATATTTTGAAGCCAATTCAGATTTTTCTTTAATTGTTTTAAATATTTGATGATTTAATTGCTTTGCCATCAAAGATTCAAATTGAATTAATTTTGATTGGAATAATGAATGATAACCCAAAACACCCAAACCAATGGCTCTATGTTGTGATGCAAATCTATAAGCTCTTTTCATACCAGCCATTTTATTTGCTTTTAGTATAAACTCATCCATAACAGCATTCAAGAACATTGTATAGACCTCAATAGCATCAGTTTTAATTATGTCATCCCAGTGGAGCAAGTTTAATGAACCTAAACAACAAACAAATGAATTAAATGAATCTGTTGGCAATTGAATTTCAGAACACAAGTTACTTGCAGTTATCTCAAGACCCAATTCTTTATAGGGGGTATTATTATTTGAATTATCTTTGAACATAATATATGGAAACCCAAACTCATTACGTCTTTGTATCACCTTTGCCCAAATCTTTCTTTTGTCCACATCACCCCCCTTCATAGATTCTAACCAATTATCTGTAATAGTGACCCCATACTGTAAGTTCTGAATTGGATTTCCTTCTGTACCAATATCCAAGAACTCTAAAATATCTTTATGTTCAATTGGCAACCAAACTGCACATGCACCCCTTCTTGCCTCTGATTGCTTACAAACATCAACAACTGTATCATAAATTCTTGCATAATGTACTGGACCATCAGCTGTTCCACCTGTTGAAATCTTACTTCCCCTTTCTCTAATGTTACCTAAATAAGCACTAGTACCCCCACCATATTTTGACATCATACCAATTTCTCTTCCAGCATTTAAAATGCTATCTAATGTGTCATCAATATTAGATCCATAACAAGATATGGGTAAACCCTTTTCCTTGCCAAAATTAATCCAGACTGGTGTAGAAAGGCTATAAAACCCCCTTGCCATATAGTCTTCAAACTTAATAGCAAACCCATCAATTTTTAAATATTCTTCTGCTTTATTTGCAATATCTTTAATCCTTTGCTCGGGAGTTTCCTTTATATACCCCCTTGACAAGAAAATCCTACTCTCATCATTTAACCAATAATATTTTTCTTTATTCATTATATTTGTTTTTTAAAATAAATCATCTTCTGTTATACTCTTGCTCTTTTTATTATAATCAATTTGCTTCTTGTAGAAAAAATCCCCCTCTTTTGTTGATAGAATTTCAACATCAAACCATAATGTTTTCTCAATCTCTCTAAAATCAACCTCAAATACAGGCTTCATACCAATTCTATTTAATGAATTATTAAATCTATTTTTAATGAAATGTTTAATTGTATCTTTTGATAAGAAACTTAATTCCCCATTCTCAAATATCCAATCTAATATACTACATTCTGCAACATATGCTTTATAACAAGCAGAAACAATAAGTTGCTCAAATTCTTCATCAAACCATTCTGGATTTTCTTCCTTAATAATATTAATAAGTTCTGATCCAAAATTGCCATGAATTTCTTCTTCCTTTGATGTGGCTTCAACCACATTTGAAATACCTTTAAATAGATTTTTATCTTTATTAAAAGACATCATAATCAAGAACTGACTAAATAAACTTACATGCTCAATAAACAATGAGAATAATAATACAGACTTTGTATACATTTTATTCTCTTTACTCCTTGTACCATCCAAGTATTTTGTTAAATAATTAATTCTATTCTTTATGGCTGGAATTTCAATTACAGTTTGAAACTCCTCCTCTAATCCAAGAACTCTAAGTAATTGAGCATAAGCATCCTTATGTCTCACTTCACTTTCAGCAAATGTCATACCAACATCACCAATTTCAGTTATGGGCATTCTTTTATATAAGTCAGCCCAGAATGTTTTTACATTAACCTCAATTTGTGCAATAGCCAACATTGACCTCTTAATAACTTCTCTCTCTTCATTTGATATTTTTGTCTTATAGTCATCAATATCAGTTGTAAAGTTGAACTCTGAATGAATCCAATATGAATGTCTTATTGCATCTTTATATGCTAATAATGATGGATATTCATAAGGCAAAATGTTTATTCTTTTTTCAAAAATGTTTTTCATATTCCTTTTTTTATTTGGTTAAGATAAATATAAAACCAGAAAATAAAAGTATCAAAT